AACAGTTCGGCCCCCGTGATCATCCACGGGGGCCGAACTAGCCGGTCACACCGGGTGGCTCAGAACGTGTCGTTCTCGTCCGGGTGGGCCTGCGGGGGAACCGCGACGGGCGCGACCGGTGCAGCGGCGGACGGGGCGGCGACAGCGGCGGCCATGGCGGGCTGGGGGTCCGTTGCCCACGGGTCCTCCGTGGGGGCAGCGGCACCGGCCGCCGCAGGCGCGTACGGGTCGTCGTCGCCACCGAACGGGGGCTCGGAGTCCTGCGGGTCCGCCTCCGGGTAGTCCTCCGCGTAGTGCGTGGCGAACCGGCGGGCCTTCATCGTGATCTTCGGCGGGGTGCCGTACGAGTCCTGCGTCGGGTGGATCACGACGACGGCTTCGTCGTTGATCAGCTCGTCGGTGTCCGTGCCCGGGGTGTAGCCGAACGCGTGCAGCACCTTGGCGATGGCCCACTCCTGGGACACGTCGGTGTAGTGCCAGATCTTCTCCAGGTAGCCGTTGCCGACGAACTGGGGGTGGTAACGGGCGTCGAGCTGGAGTTCCCACGTCCACTGGATCTTGGTCGGGTTGTTCTTGGCCGGGCCGGAGGAGCAGGAGATCAGCTTGTAGACGTATCCCTGGCCCTGGTCGGTCGGGAGCGGCATGAGCGCCTTCGGCTCGTTGGCGTATCCCTTGGCTTCGGCGGCGTCGACCTGCTGCTGGTTGAGCTTCGGCATGGTTCTGTATCCTCGCGTGTCTAGGTGTGCGGTGGTTCTGGGATCAGGCTGCGGGGCGCTGCTTGCGGGCTGCGCGGACCTTGTCGGCCGTGGCACGGATCTCCGTGTAGCGCGAGATCTCCGGGTCGGTGGCCTCCGTGAGATCGCCCTTCACGTACTGGTGAATGCGGTCGAACGTGGGGTTCACCAGCTTGAAGGGGAGGACGCCCTCACGGTCCTTGCACTGCCGGGTCAGGGAGGCCTTTGTCTCGGCCGTGACCAGCGTGGCCTGCTCCGTGGCACCGATCTTGAGGGTTTCGGCGGTGAGCCGCAGAACCAGGTCGACGTAGCTGCGCAGGGAGTTGGAGATCTTGTTCGGCAGTTCCGGGCCGATCGCCTTGGTCCCGGTGTCGCTGACCGCGTCGTCCTTCTCCAGGGCGGTGATGACGAAGTGGCAACCGAGGTCACGGAACCCACGGAAGAGCGTCCGGGCCTGGTTGGTGAGCAGGCCGTAGTCCTGGAGCTGGGTCTCGTGGGGGGACTCGCGGAGCTTCTTGCCGTCCGCCGCGCGCTTGTCCTTGAGGACCTGTGGAAGGCTCTGGTCCTTCTCGTAGGCGTAGAACGTGATGTCCTGGAGGAGACCGGCGATCAGGTCCGTGGCGGAGTCGAAGCCGACGCCCTTGATGGATCCAGGCTGCCGTTGCAGGGCGTTGCGCAGGCGGTACAGCAGGGTTTCGAGGGAGTCGTAGCTGATCTCTTCGCCCTTGCTGCGGTCGGGCCAGATGACGACCTTGCTCGTGTCGACACCGAGCGTTTTGAGGGCCTGCTTCTTGAGGCCGCCCTCGGCGTTGATGATGACGGTGAGGCCGTCGCCGGGGAGGTTGGCGAGGAAGGCCATGCAGGACGTCTTGCCGGTTCCGGCGTCTCCGAAGAGGAGGGCGTTGGTGAACTCGTCGGCCTCATCGAGTGCCACGAGGCCCAGGGCCTCCATGGGGTCGAAGGGGCCGAGGTCGGGGGCCACGGTCAGTGGCGTCACTGCTCCCGGGGTGCCGGGGACGGCCGTCCCAGCAGATGCAGGCTGTAGATTGCGAGGCACGCGAATCTCTTTCGTTGTACGGGTTGACGTGTCACTTCCGGATTGGCGCCGGATCGCTTGGTGCTGGGTACTAAGGTAGACACATCGTGTTTGGTGTGTCAACCGGGGCTCCCAGCCTACCCAACAGTCTTTGTTGCAGGAGAAATAGTCACACTACAGGCCACCACTGACAAGGCCTGGAAGGCTTACTGCCGGGTAGCGTCTGTCTCCAGTACCCAGCGGGCCACCTTCACTAGCTCGTCCCAGCTAGCACTGGTTTTGATGTGGTTGGCCCGGAAACTGATGACCTGGATGTTCCCGGGCACATAACCCATTTCAGGATCAATCCGGTCAATACTGGGGCTGTTGGGGGCAGCCATCTTGCCACCGAGGTTGCGCACCAGGGGGATACCGAGCACCGGGCACACGTCGGGAATCACGATGTCCTCCACTGTGATGGAAAACGGGATCCCTTTCCGACGCGCCCGCTGACGGGCGCGATCCAACATGACCAGCGGGTACGAATCCTCTGAGGCGTACCGCTCCTTGGCCTGTTTACGGATCTCCTCCCGCTTGGCTGCATACCGTGCCCGGGACCGCGCAAGAATTTTTTCCTTGTTGTCCTGGTAGTACCGACGTCGGTACTCCTCAGTACCAAGCTCGTAGGTCACCGGTTTTCCATCTTCCAGCGACAGGACTCGGCCATGAACAGATTCATGGCCACGGCCGCCATGTGGTCTTCGTCCGTCTCCCCCGCGATCCACTGCATCAGATGCCGAAGGGCAGACGCCTTGAACCGGGTCAGTTCCTCCGGCGTCCGGCTCTTCTCGTGGTTCCGCTCGCCGTACTTGTCGGCGCCCCGCTGGGCAAGAGCTGCGACACGGGTCAGGAACTGCGCGTCGTACGGAACTTCCTCGGCCCACAGAAGATCAAACCGAGGCTTTCCCTCCTGCGTGTCCCGGACCATCCCGGTCACGTAGGCCTCCCGTACCCCACTGTCCTTGGTCACGAACTCGGGCATGTCGTCTGCTCCTTGATCAGTTCGTCCCGGCGCCAGGCACGGAAGTTCTTGGCGTACACAAAGCCGTAGGCGAAGGCGGAGACGATGAACCCCCACTGCTCGGTAGCGACCGCGTACGCGATCCACAGGGTCTGGGCGCCGAGCCCGATGGCCCAGCCACCCGAACTCTTCTTACCGGCCAGCCACAGCCCCAGAATGCCCACAGCGGTCAGGAGATAGCTCCAGTACGGGCTCACTTCGCTCCCCGCCGCTCGGTCCACTCGTCCTCGGCCAGCCGCGCCTTGATGTCCTCCAGCGTGCCCGGGGAGACCGTGAGCAGGACCATCATCCGCCGGTAGCGCAGCGCTTCCCGTTCCGCCTGGCGCCTCTCCAGCCACGCCGTGAACCGCTTCCAGACCCCCATCACAGTCCCTCCTGGTTGTACGTCGTGACGCACGTCGGGCACAGATCCAGCTCAGGGGTGCAGGACCACCCCTGAGTCCTCAGGTGGGTCCGCGCGGCTTCGTGACGTTCTGATTTGGTCATTGCGTCATTGACGATGTAGTCGTCGGAGACCACGGCCCAGCACTCGTCGCAGTTGACGCCGATCCGGGCCGGGTACATGGCTTCCGGAGCGTCGTCCGGAGCCCGCATGATTGCGGAGACGACCTCCGGCAGCAGGCCCCGGACGGGCTTTCCGAGGAAGCTCACTGATCCGGTCCTTCCGGCAGGTTCTCCGCGTCCGCGATGATGCCGAGGACGATCTCCGGGTCCCCCGTCAGCGCCCGCTCCAGCAGGGACGGGACCGTCTTCTCCGGCTCTGGGATCGGCGGCAGCACGTTCATCATCCAGATGCCGCAGCGGGTGCAGAAGCCGTGTCCGGCGGTGTACTTGCGGCGCTCGAAGGGGCCGTGAGGCTCTCCGCTGCCGTCGCAGTGGGCCCAGCGGGTGTACTGGGCCCACGCCTTGTCCTCGGCCTCTTCGAGGGTCTTGCCTTCGCCCCGCAGGAACGTCTCCCCGGGGAAGGCCTCCACGAACGCGGTGCGGTAGTGCTTGCCGTCTCCGGAGAGCACCACTCCGAGCCCACCGCCCTGCAAGTACACGTTCTCGGGCCACGGGTGCCGGGCTTCGAAATCGGTGTTTTTGATGATCATGGTGCGACCCTTCCGTTCTGCTCGAAGGCCTTCCAGGTCTGCGGGAACAGCCCCTTGAAGGCGTCTTCCATGAGTTCGGCCGTCATCTCGATCTCCCGCTGCGGGTGGCTCACGAACCGGGCGTCCTCGCGGTGGGTGCGCAGGCCCAGGAAGTGCATGAGGGAACGCGGATTCGCCGTCGCGTACATCGAGCTGTAGATGTTCACCGGCAGGCACATCCGGGCGACCTCGCGGGCGACACCGTTGGCCAGCATTCCCTCGTAGGCGTAGTAGGCATCGGAGGACGCCGTACGGAGGTTGTCGCGGACGATGCCGTACTGCTCGGGGGTGCCCTCGGTGAAGGTGTAGTGACCGGGCTTACCGGTCTGGGCGAGCTTGCGGCCGGGGGCGGGGATGTAGAACTCAGGGGCGAGCTGCTTGTACCTTCCTGACTCCTCGTTATAGCTCCAGCCAACCCTGTGACGCATGAACTCGCGGAAGACGAAGATCGGCGCCTTGATCAGGAAGGTCATCGACCCGTGCTCGAAGGGGCTGCCGTGCCGGTCCCGCATCAGGTAGTTGATCAACCCGGCGTTCTTGGTGGGGCAGGCGGTGTCGAGGGCTGCCAGCTCTCCGAGGGTGGAGACGCGGGCGGCGTTGCAGATCCCGGCGTCGTCTCCGACGAACTGGGTGAGTTCCACGGTGACCTTGGAACTGAAGGTGACGTTGTCATGCGGCATAGCGAAGTTCCTCTTCGATCACGTACAGGCCGTGACCGGTGTCGTCGGGGTACGTGCCGTCTTCGTCTGGCGTGTACGTGTCTTCCCAGGTCTCCCAGCCGTCCCGGGTGAAGAGCTTCCAGGTCTTGGCGTAGGGGTTGACGCCTGTGTAGGTGGTGCGGACGGGCAGCCAGCGGCAGTCTTCGTCCGGGCGGCGGAACTCGTCCCTCAGCACCTTCTGGGCGGCTTCCAGGGTGGCGTGGACGCCGTAGGACAGGTTGCCGTCCCAGGGGCTGTGGTCGTCGTTGATGTAGCGGGCGTTGTAGACGTGCGGGGGTGGCAGAGCAGGCATCAGAACAGCCTCTCGGGGGCGGCCTGGGAGGGTCGGACGACCTGGATCGGGATGCCCGCTTCCCGGGCGAGACGTACCGCGTTGCGGGTGCCACGGGAGACCCGGTAGGGGGCTGAGATCAGACGGCGGGCGTCGGGGTACTTGGCCACCATGGCGGCGT